GTGAGCAGACCGGCCGACGACGCGAGTTCCTCACCGCCCAGGTAGCGGTCGAGCCCGGCCAGATAGAGTGCCCGCTTCACGCAGCGCCGCGCATGGTCCTTGCCGCCACCGCTGTCGGCGATGCCGATGGCGTAGATGTTGCTGCGCAGGTCGGTCGGTGTGCGATACCGCCGCCCGGCCACCGCGCCGATCAGGCAGATCGCAGCGCCCAGTGCCAGGAATGGCTGCGGGCTGACCGCGGTGCTGTTCGCATAATCAACGAACAGCTTCAGGGCGCCGTCCACGTCGAGTAGCCCCGGCGGCACGCGGTAGGGCTTCGGTGGCGGCGCGGGAGGTGCCGGGGGAGCAGCAACCTTTGCCAGCAGCCCCGCCGCCGGATGCGGCTGCTTGGCCTGCTCTGCGGCGTTGCCGTTGAGGATGTAATCCGACGGCGGCACCCAGCCGCGGTTCCGTGCCAGCCAGTAGATCGAACCCGCGCCCTTGCCGGTCGGGCGCAGCTTGTCCCACCGGCGTTCCGGCGTGTCCGCTCGGCCGGATGCGCCCGACTTGGTCGATTGCCGCGACCAGTCGCACCAGAGGTCGCGGCCCTCCTCACCAAGCGCGGCCTTGATGGCGGCGCCGATGGCAATCCATTCGTTGCCGGGCAGGTCGTCGTTCGGCAGGAAGGCGAGTGCGGCCTCGATCGCCTCGCGCGTGCCCTTGGGGTCGCTCGGTCCCTTCCAGGTGTCCGCCGGCGCGCTGTCACCGATGAGGGTGTGTGGCCGTATCTCTTCGGGGATCATGGCATAGGCTTGGTCGAGCCAGGCCATGACCTGCGCTTCCGACACCGCCAGCAGTTTCGCCAGAGGCACGTCCAACAGGCTCTCCTCCGGCCACGCATAGGGCTGGCCGGTGTCCGGGTGGATGGCGTAGGCGACGAATTGCTGGCCGCGCGCGAGGACTTCGAGGGGATGTCGTTTGCGCCCCGCGAAGGCTTCGGTGGTGCGATAGACCAGCAGCCGCTTCGGTGCGCGGCCGATGCGCAGGCAGGGCGTGTCGCCGAGCATGCTCGTGGCCAGGCCGGCGAGTTGGATCGCAAGCTCCCCGTCCAGAATGTCGATGTCGATGCCCACCACCGCGCCGGTGGCGATGCCGACGCCGCAGCCGGGCCAGCGCCGCCAGATGTCCACCTCGAAGGGCTTCGTCGGCCGGTCGCAATGCCGGGTCCAGTCGGGATAGGGCGACCATTCCCCGCTGGTGAACCGTCCCGGCACCTTCGTGCCCGGCATGATGGGGATGATGGGGTAGCCGCTGTCGACGAGGCGCTCGCCGCACTGCGCCATGAAGGAGGCATCTGAATCCATGCCGGTCATCGCCGTGCCACCGCGATCGGCGGTGCCGGATGCCGGCCGGTATCGAGCCGCCGGACCAACTCGTCCTGGTAGGCGGTGATCACCACCTCCAGGAATGTCAGCCATTCGGTGTCGGTCAGCGTCGCCAGGTCGGTCTTGCCGATGCTGTCCAGGTATTCGCCGGCCATCGGGCTGGCCGCCTGGATCGCCGCGATCTCGTGTTCGTCCGGGTCAACCACGCCCCACCTCCGGCAGAGTGCATCCATGCAACGTATCGAGCAGGCCGGCTTCGGTGCCGGCACCAAGGGGCGCGGATCGAACCACCCGAAGCCGCGCGCAGTGCGGAGGCGACAGGCCGCGCATATCAAACGAACCTCACCGCGGCGATTTCGGTGTACTGGCCCGCGGGCCGCACCTGGATCGCGATGGGACGGTGCAGGTCGGGCAGATGTTGCAGCGCTTCCTCAACGGTCACCGGCGGCACGAGATTGCCGGCGCGGCGGCGCCACCAGCTCACCGCCTTGTCGCGGGGGAAGCCGGTGTGTTCGAAGCACACCCATTCGCTGTGCCGCGCCAGGCCGCACTCGTAGGTCACGCGCAACGACGCCGGCTTACCGGGCTTCTCGTGCCGGGCGTAGGTGATGCCGGTCACGTCGCACCAGATGCCTTGCTGCTGCGTCGACAGCAGCGCGTTGGAGGCCGCCTGCGGTGCTACCTTCACGACCGGCGGCGGGAATTCGTGGGCGCAGGCGATGCAGTGCCGCACGCTGGCATGATTGATGGTCTGGCATTCCGGGCAGACCTTGATCGGCGCCTCGCCCGGCTCCTCGCTCTTCTCCTTCTTGCGCCCATCCACCGTGTCGATCGGACCGTGCCGCGCCGTGTTGCCGGCGAAGTCCAGCACCAGGCAGTCATCCTTGCCCTCGGCCAGGCGGGTGCCGCGGCCGACCATCTGCACGTAGAGCCCGACGCTCTTGGTTGGCCTGAGCAGTGCGATCAGGTCGGTGCCGGGCGCGTCGAAGCCGGTGGTCAGAACGTTGGCGTTGGTGACGCAGCGCAGCCGCCCCGCCTTGAACGCCGCCAGGATGCCATCGCGCTCCGGACCCGGCGTGTCGCCGGTCGCTGTCTCCGCGGAGATGCCGTGCTCGCGGACAGCGTCGCGGACGTGGCGTGCGTGCGCGACGCCCGAGCAGAACACCAGCCAGGAGCCGCGGCCCTCGCCATGCTGCACGATCTCGGCGACAGCGGCGCGCGTCACTTCGTCGCGGTCGACTGCTTCCTCAAGGTCCTTGGCGATGAACTCGCCGCCGCGCGTGCCGACGCTGCCGACATCGAGTTGGGTCGTGGTCTGCTTGGGAACGACCGGGCAGAGGTAGCCCTGCTGGATCATCTGCAGCACCGGCACCTCGTAGGCGATGTCAGTGAACAGCCTGTCCTTGCCTTCATGCAGCATGCCGCTGTCCAGCCGGTAGGGTGTCGCGGTGAACCCCACCACCTTCAGCAGGCCGGCATTGATCTCGTTCAGCTGGGCGAGGAAGGAGCGATACATGCCGCTGTCGCTGCGGCCGAGCAGATGCGCCTCGTCGATCAGTACCAGGTCGCAGCGTTGCACCTGACGGGCATGGCGATGGATCGACTGGATGCCGGCGAACAGCACCTGCGCATGGATGTCACGGCGCGACAGGCCGGCGGAGTAGATGCCGGCCGGCGCGTCCGGCCAGGCCCGCAGCATCGCCATGAAGTCTTGCTGGATCAGCTCTTTCACATGGGTGAGGATCAGCACGCGGGTGTCGGACCAAGCGGCGATCGCCTCGCGGGTGAAACCGGCAATGCACAGGCTCTTGCCGGTGCCTGTTGGCATCACGACCAGCGGATTGCCGGCGTTGCCCGCGAAGTAGTCGTAGAGCGCCTCGATGGCGGCGCGCTGATAGGGGCGAAGTGCGAGCGTCATGCGGCCACTCCCATCGCCACGGCGTCGGCCTTGCTGAGCCACCGGCCGCCGGTGTTGCAGGAGGTGCAGATCAACTCGGCGATGTGCGGTCCTTTGCCCGACCCGACCCGGTAGATGGTGGCACGACACACCCGGCAGGGCAGGTGCGAAATGGTCGCGGGCCGCGCCGGCACCCCATCACGCCATTCGCTGCCGTCGCGCATGCGGTAGCTGACCCAGTCCTCGCCGGCGTCGACCTGTTCGCCCGGCACCAGGTTGGGAATGAAGAGATGCCTGTCGCAGCCGGCCTGTTGCTCGCGCAGACCGAGCAGAATGCGGTGGCGGGCGCAGGACCACGTCCCCGATGAGGCGGGAGAGGCGTGCAGGCAGGAACGGCAATGCCGCTCGACCGCGGCGCCGTCATGGCAGACGGCGTGGTGGTCGCAGAACCGGCACTGCCACCAGGCCGGATCCTCGCTGATGCGCGCCGGCGGGCGGGTGGCGTCGACGATGCGTTGTGCCTTGGCCAGGATGCGCAGCCCGGCCTCGGCATCGTGCCGGATGCGCTCCTGGTAAAGCTCGTCGGTGTCCTTGCAGACCGCCAGGTAGAAGGCCCGGTCAAGGCCGGCCAACTGCATGTAGGCCTGCATCTGCGCCCAGTGCAGCGGCTTCGACCGTTCGACACCCTCGGCGGCCAGCTTGGCAAAGGATTTGTGGCCGTGTGTCTTGAACTCGCAGACGTGCCAGGTGGAGGGTGCCTCCGCGAAGCCGATGGCGACGGCATCCATGCTGCCGCCGAAGTGGCCGGAGGCATCGCGCAGGTTCCATTGCCGGCCGGTCACCGGATCAAGGTCGAGCACCGTAACGCCGATGCGCCGCAGGTCAGCGACGAAGCGGCTCTCGGCCAAATTGCCGGTCTCGAACAACCGCAACAGCCGGCCGGTGTGCCGTGCCCGCGTGGTCCAGCGGAAGGAATACCAGAGGGCACGCTCGCATTCAGTGCCGATCAGCGACGCGCCGAGATGGGCGCGATAGCCGGTATCAGCGGCTGCCTCATAGGCCGCGTAGATGGCGGTGACAGTAGGGCTCGACGGAGGTGGAAGAGCAGCCATGGCCTGATCCCGACTGGAGGGAGGGAAGACCGGCGGACCTGTGGCCCGCCGGCAGGGTCCTCACGCGTTGCGTCGCCAGGGTGCTGTCGCCGCGGCACCGGCACGTGCGGCTGGTGGCGGCGCAGCAGGCGCAGCCGCCGCGGGACGGGGTGGCGCAGCGGCAGGCCGTGGTGCCGGAGCCGGCGCGCGGACACCTGCCTTCGCCGACGAGTAGCCCCCCACCTTGTTGCGTGCCTCGCGGTGCACGCCGTGCTTGTCGACGCCGGCAGGCTCGACCTTCAGCGTTACGATCAACGGCTTGAAGTGCAGCTGCTCGCTGTCGCTGACATGGACCTGCTCGACCGCATGGCAAATCGCCGACAGCTGCCGCTGCGCGATTTCGACCGTCTGCTCGCTGCGGTTCACCAGGTTCAGCTGGTCGAAGATCTTGCGCCGCGCGTAGGGTCCTTCCAGCACCTCGAAGACCAGCTTCAGCATCTGGCCGTCGCCAGCTTTGGTCGGCATCATCTCGCTCTCGATGAGCTGCGAGAGGTACTTGCCCGGCGGCAGCACTTCCAGCGGCACGGCAGGTGCGACCTCGGTCGCATCGAAGGTTCCGTTCAGGGATGCCATGGCTCAGCTCCTCGGTTCGGGGGTGGTGTTCGCGTAGAACGGGATGCAGGCCGCGAGTTCGGACCAGGCGAGCGGCAGCGTCTCCGGCATCCCGAAGCGGTTCTTCGCCAGGAAGGCCGGGCGCTCGGCGGTGTGCAGCAGGCGATCGCCGCCGCTGACCCCGCGGACCACCTTCTTGTTGAAGCCGACGTCGGACTTCAGCGTGCTGATGCGGTAGTTGGCGAACAGCACGGCATCGACATGCTCCTGCACCAGCGCCGAGGCGCGGCTGTGCAGCTTCGGCTGGTAGCGGTCGTAGGGTTCGGTCTCGGGGCTGTCGAAGCGCTTGATCTCGGCATGGGCGATCAGGATCACCCCCATGCCACGCTCGTCGCGCAGAGCGTTCAGGCCGTCCAGCAAGCTGCGCCAGGTATCAAGAGCGGCGAGATAGCCCTTGCCGTAGCCGAACGACTCGATGTCGGGCTGGTTGTGCATCTGCGCCGTGTGCTGCCAGATCAGCGGCTCCAGCCAGTCGAGGCTGTCCAGCACCACGGTCTGGTAGTCGTGCGGCTCGGTGTAGAGGCTGGCCAGCGCTTCCATCACCTCGTCGAAGCTGCGCAGCAGCCCGAAGGTCGGCACGCTGATGGTGCCAAGTCCGTCCTCCGTCTGGATGACGACGGGCCTCGGCGAGCCGGTCGCGCACAAGGTCTTGCCCACGCCGGCAACGCCGTAAAGCAGCAGCCGCGGTGGCGACAGTGCGGTGCTGCTCCGCAGCGAGGCGAGAGAGATTGCCATCAGTGCGCCTCCTTCTTTGGGGTGCGGACCTTGACCACGTCGACGACGATCTGGCCTCCGACGCGCGCGACAGCTTCGGTGAAGCCGTCGAGGACTGGCTCGAAGGCGGCGACATCCTTGGCGCGGGCGAGGGCGTCGCCGGCGAGCGGGATGGCAACCTGGATGCGCAGTTCGTGCGCCATCACGCGGCGCCTTTCTGTTCGAGGGTGTAGGAGGGCCGGCCGGCGACGACGGTGCGTGCTGGCACGAACAGCGCTTGCAGCTTCGGCGGCCAGGCGTTGAACCGGGTCTCGGGGACGCGGAACTCGATCGTGATGTAGTCGGCGGGGTCCTCGCCCCAGCCGCGGATGGTGGTGACCGCCTCGGTCAGCCGCGCCTGGTCCCACTCCACCCGCTTGGGCAGATCGGCGACGACGTGGAAACCATCGTCGTCCAGGCGGACCCGGCCGGTGTCCTTGCCTTCGGCGCGCCGCGCCCAGGCGGCGCGTCCGCCGTAGCGCTCGTGCAGCGCGTCGCTCAGGATTTCGCCGAGACGCTTGGCGTCGGCCTTCAGGTCGCCGACCTCGTCCAGCAGCATAGCGAGGTGATCGACCGGCAGGCGTGCCGCCTGCATTGCGGTCATTTCCCGAAGCTGCGCCAGGGTCGTTCGGTTGTTCAGCATGTCGTCTCCAAGGGCTGAGGGGATGTGACCGGCGCCGCGGGTCACGCGGTCTCGCGCGCGATGGCGTCGATCGGTGGCAACAGGCCGTGCTCGGCATGCCGCCGGCGCTCGCGGCGGTCTGCATCCGCATCCGCGTTGGCGCGCGCGCTGCGGCCGGCCAGTTCCAGCCAGATGTGCAGCGGCACGACGACGAGCGGTGCGACGCGGTCGCGCCAGAGGAACAGCGCGTCGTTGCCGCCGAGCCAGCGCTCCAGAGTGCGGAATCCGTTGCCGCCGGCGCGGGCTTTCACCTCGGCTTTCACCGGCTCGGCGCCGCGCACATACAGATCGACATCGGCGCCGTTGCCGCGATAGCGCGCGGCGCCCGACAGCGGCACGCGCTCGGCGCGCAGGCCGGACTTGAGGTGGATCTCGACCAGTGCCCGCTCGCGGCGCAGGCCCTTGTCGCGGGACGCCTTGCCCATAACGTTGTCCTCACGCCGCCCGCGGGGAAGAGGCATCGCCCGGCATCGCTTCGCCGCGGCGGCGGCGCGGCTGGTGGCGGGCAATGCGCAGGTAGCGGAGAGCGATGGCGGCCTCGATCCAATCCGCCAGACGCTTGGCCGCAACGGACGCGTTGCGCGCGTCGCTGTGGAGGCTTGCGAGATGCTCGACCGGAAGGCCGATCACCTCGTGGATCGGCATGTGCCGTACACCGGCGAGCGTAGGGCGGTTCGGCTGGTTGGTCGCCATTACGCAGCCTCCTTGAGCAAACGAGCGAGGACGCGCGGGTCGGCGCGGCGCGGGCGACGGCGGGCGACGATCAGGTACTCGTAGTCCTCGTCGCCGTGCCGGCGCTGCAGCAGGTGGGCGAGGTCCGCGTCGGCAAGTTTCCAGGCCCGGCCAGCGAGCCGCATGAGCGCCACGCGGTCGGGTTCAGGCAGCATCTGCGTCAGCGGCGAGATGTCGCGCGCAAGGAAGCCGCGGTGATACGTGATGCAGTCGCCGGGCGCGGCAGCGCCGAGCCACTTGCACAGCGCCACATCGGTGAGTGGCGCCGCCGCGGTCGGGATGTCGGGGATGCAGGTGTCCATACTGTTCTACTACTCACGCTCTCGACGATCTGTTTCACGCTGCCGAGGACACGCCTGCGGCGAGCAACTGCAGCCGCGCTTCCTGCACCCGGCGGAAGGCGGTGGTGCGCGAGAGGCCGGCCTGGGCGGGGGCGTTCGCGTCGCCGCGCGCGAGAGCCGCGAGCAGCGGCATGTCGTCCGGGGACAGGGCCTGACCGGCCCGCTCCAGGTCGAGGCGGCGTTCCAACATGGCGATGCGATCTGTCGGCTGCCCGACCCAGGCGCCGTAGCCGGCGTCCTCGGCCAGCGCGGCGCCGACGGTCAGTCCCTCGCCGCCGGGGAGCGGGTCGTCGAGCGAGACGTCGGCGCGGCTGGCCCGCTCGCGCCGGTGCCACAGTGCCAGGCGCGCTGCCCGGTGCTTGAAACAGGTCGCCGCGAAGCCGCGCAGATCACCGCGCTCGGCGGCGTAGTCGGGAAGGCGCGCGAGCAGGTCCGTCAGCAGGTCCTGGCGGAGGTCCTCTGCCTCATGCGCCGGAAGATGGAGCGAGCGGCACAGGCGGCGGGCGTGCTTATCGGCGAGGCGATGCAGCGGTTCGAGATCGGTGAGCGACAGGGAGGGTGGCATCGGCGGCTCCGGTCATCGGTGGTGATGACGGGAACCTGCCGGATCAGCGGCGGCCGAGGGTGGGAGCAGCGTGGGACGATCGTGGGAGCAGCGTGGGAAGCCAGTCGGCGCGGCCTCAGCCCCGCAGATCGATCTCCGCCGGCTGCAGCGTCAAACGATAGCGGCTCGGGTTCTTGCGGTTTTCAACCAAGCCGCTGGCGGTAGCCCGATCGATGCCGGCGGCGATCATGGCCTCACGTAGCTGGCGGACGATATCCCGGACCTGGCGACTATCCGGCATCGTGAGCCCCCTCCAGATGGCGTCCTCGATCTCCCGGACCTGAACGTCGTTGCGGCCTGTCCTGGCGCGGTCGGCCAACAGAACGAGAAGGCGGAACGGCTGGTCGGCGAGGGAACACACCATGCCATCGAGGGTGACGGCCTGGGCAGCGCGGTCGATCCCCAGCCGCGGCTGCAGGGCCGGACCGGGCACAAGCTTCGCGGCGACCAACGCGAACCCGTCCTCTGCCAGGGCCGCGCGGACGGCGATGGCATGCATGTCGGCGCCATGAAGGCGCATAAAGTCGGCGGCGGCCGTGTCGTCCGGCAATAGAATCGTCTTGTCGGATGCCGGCACCAGGGCGCGCAGAAGGGAGAGCAGCCGGGTGTTCGCAGCCTGTGCGGGATCGACCACCACCACGATCGCGCGCCCGGTGGCGGTGCGCCCCAGATCCCAAATTCCATCCGCCACCAGCACTGGCTCGCCGGCCAGGCCCGATGCCTCGGCGATCGTGGTGATCAGTGCGGTGGTGTCGATTCGAAAGCTGCGGATGTCATCCGGCAGCAGGATGGTGTCGCGGGCATGGTCCTCCGGACACTCGGCGACCAGCCCGCCATCAATCTCGACAATCGCCCGGTCACCACAGCTGCCGTCGCAGGCACTGCAAACCGCCCAGGAGTCCGCCGGCGGCCGCTCGACCAGCACACGACGCGCCAGCAGCCAGTCGAACGCCCGGCCAAAATGCCGTCGCGCTTCCCGACCCAACAGTACCGCCCCCGGGCGGCCGTCAGTCCGCCGCAGCAGCAGCTTCGCCAGGCTGTCGGACACAGCAGAAGCCATTGCGGTTCAGCAGTTCCATGACGCGTTGCTCGAACCGCTGGCGCTTGAACAGCGCGACCGAAGGCGGCTTGATCTTGACGGTCACCGGCACCGGGCGGCCTCGCGCGGAGGCGAGCTGGATCCGCATGACGATGTGACCGATGCGGTAAACGCCGCTCCGAAACGACAGCTGGCCGGCGAAGGCCGCGACGCACTCCAGCGCATCGCCGCGGAAGCCCTTGGTCGCATGCGACGCAACGACGATCGGCGGACCACCGGCCGGATCGGGACCGAAGCGATCGATCTGCACCTCCACAATCTGCGCGCGGAGGATGCCGAGGGGATCATAGGACCGGTCGACCTCGAACCTCAGGCCGGCGCGCTCAATCGGCTCCAAGGTGTAGAGGTCCTGGCAGTCCTCCCCGGCGAAGAAACCCGACCTGCCGAGCATATGCGTCGCGAAGATTTCTGCCAGCTCCGCGCGCCGTGCCTTGGGCACGCCACCGACCCCGAGCCGCCCTGTGCCGACATTGTAGGCCAACACAGCGTATTCGAGGCTGCGGTAGCTGATGACATCCTCCCGGTCGCCATCGACCACCGGGACGATCGACACCGGCGCGCCGTGGGTGACCACAATGGTCAACTGGCCATTGTCATCGTACCACCCCACGCGGCAGTAGGCGCCGCGGTGGTCACGGCGGAACATCTCCGCGGCCGCGGCTTCAAGCCTGCCCTTCGATGTCGCATCGAGGCGCGGCTCGACACCCTCGTCGTTACCGACGTACTCAGCAACCGATGACCGTGCTTCCCTCGCCAGCAGGTCCGAAGCCGCATCGAACACGCGGCGATAATCAAGGAACACCAGGATCGCGAAATGCTTCGGATCGAGTGCGATTTGCTCGCCGTCTTCGCTCGGGTCGCCAATCTGGACGTCATAGCGGGCGGCACGCTCCTGCAGGAGCCGCATGCCGTTCTCGGTGCCCAGTTCAGCGATGCGATGAAGGTCAGCGACGAGGCCTTGCGGCAGTTGGTCCTCTGGTCCTTCGAAGAAGGTCTGTAGTGCCGCACGAGCAGCGGCGTCTTCCTGATCAAAGATGGTCAGCGCGAATTCTACCCTATCGGCAGGCTGCCGCTCGAACAGGCGCCTGAGTAGATGAAGGTCAACGGTCTTGAGGAAACGAGGATTGACGAATTTCTTGAGGTCCCGAGCCAAGCTGCCCCCGCACGATGTTCACCCTACGTTCTATCGGCCTGGTTGAGTGCGCGTCGAATGAAACTTTGGAGTCGCACGGGTCGTGGAACAAGCCGTCGGTGCCGTGAGTAGATATAGGGTGTGACACACCCATTCCACATCGTCTCATCCGCCAACACCCACCTCCCGCCACACCTCCGCGAGGTCTGCTCGATCCTGGCCCGCGGCCTGGTGCGGCTGCGCAGCCGCGCTGCTGAGCAGACCGCTCGGCAGGCCGTGGACCATGGAGAACGTCGCCTCGACTTCCTGCCCACCCAACGCGGTCATGCGAAACCGACACGGAGAAATGCATGACCAGGACCTGCAAGACCAACGCCGCCTCCGCCGCGCCGGCGATCGCCGCCATCCCGGCGGACACTGTGCTGCCGCGCCTCGCGGCGCTGAAATCCGCCGCCACGCCGGCCCTGAAGCAGCATTGGCGCGAACTGTTCGGCGCCGAGCCGCCGCCCTACAACCGCCGCTTCCTGGAAAGCCGGCTGGCCTACCGTATCCAGGAACTGGCTTACGGCGGCCTCAAGCCCGAAACGATAGAGCGGCTTGAGGCGCTCGGCGAGCAGCTGGACGGCGGCAACATCACCATCCGCCGCATCCGCCACGACGCCAAGCCGATCGCCGGCACCCGGCTGATCCGGGAATACCAGGGCGTCGAGCACACCGTAACGGTGCTGCAGGACGGCTACGAATGGGAGGGCCGCCCTTACAAGTCGCTGTCCGCCATTGCGCGCGCGATCACTGGCACGCGGTGGAACGGGTTAGTCTTCTTCGGGTTGCGCAATAATAGGGGCCAGGCATGAAGCGAAAGGCCAATGCCAGCGAAGTCATGCCGGCCACGGTGCGCAAGCTGCGCTGCGCGGTCTATACCCGGAAATCCACCGAGGAGGGACTCGACAAGGAATTCAACAGCCTCGACGCCCAGCGCGAGTCCTGCGAGGCCTACATCGCCAGCCAGCGCGCCGAAGGTTGGGTTCTGCTGCGCGACCAATATGATGACGGCGGCTTCTCCGGCGGCACCCTCGAACGCCCGGCGCTGCGCCGGCTGCTCGCTGACATCGAGGCTGGTCGCGTGGACGTGGTGGTTATCTACAAGCTGGACCGGCTCAGTCGCTCGCTCATGGATTTCGCCAGACTGGTGGAGGTGTTCGACGCCCACAACGTCACCTTCGTGTCGGTAACGCAGTCATTCTCGACCACCACGTCCATGGGCCGGCTGACGCTGAACATCCTGCTGAGCTTCGCCCAGTTCGAGCGCGAGGTCATCGGCGAGCGCATCCGCGACAAGGTGGCGGCCTCTCGCGCGCGGGGCATGTGGATGGGCGGCCACGTCTCGCTCGGCTACGACGTGCGCGACCGGAAGCTGGTGGTGAACGACGCCGAGGCGGCCGTCGTGCGCCGGGTCTTCGAGGGCTTCGCCGAGGTCGGCTCGGCCACCAAGCTGGTCCAGGTGCTGCGCGCCGAGGGCGTCACCACGAAGCGCGGGCGGCCGTTCACCAAGGGCGACCTCTACAAGCTGATCGCCAACCGCATCTATTTGGGCGAGGCAGTACATAAGGGTACGTCGCACCCTGGCGAGCACGCGGCGATTGTTCCCCAGCCGCTGTGGGACCGAGTCCATGCCGTCCTGCAGGTGAGCCCGCGCGTCCGCGCCGCCCGGACGCGCAATCAGACGCCGGCGTTGCTGCGGGGGCTGATCTTCGGTCCGGACGGCCGCGCCATGTCGCCGGCGCATAGCAGGAGTCGCCAAAAACAGTATCGTTACTATGTCAGTCAGGCCGTGCTGAAGGGGATAAAGGAGGACTGCCCGCTCCGGCGCATCCCGGCCGCCGAGATC